GATTGTAATGATGCCATCGACATCCGATGTCGCGGTGAAGCTCTGCACGCGCTTGGTTGCGTTGTGCGTAATGGTCACAGTGTATTCAGTCTCAGGTGTGACCAAGCCGAAGCTTATGCCTGCATGGCAAGCTGCCACGCTGATGCCGGAATCAAAGCAAGGAGTACAAACGCTCATAGGTAACGCTTTAGGATTGCGTTCACAAAGTAACGAAAACAATCTAAAAAGTCAGCACGCTCGGCAATGTTTTTTCGATTGGTCTTTATGATGCTACCATTCGCATCACATTGCACTTGCTTCGCATCGAACACGAATCCCTTGCACCGCTTTGAGTTCACGCGGATGTCGAGCTTGCGCAGTGCTGCGTTACAATCGATACGGCTGTTGTAGTGCGTTGGGTTAGCGGGTATCAGAAACTGACTATCGCTCATGCCGAGCCTGCGCTTTATCATCGTGTACGCGCTGGAGTTATCACGCTGTTGAACCGTGCCACCTTTCCCCATCGCATCGCCTGTAATCCGTATCAGTCCCATCGGTACTCCGAGCGCAAGCACAGCATCGCAGAACGCATCCACGCTGCCCTTGTCAATCTTTATCTCATCCACTACCACCGCGCCTCTGCCAACGTGCTGCATCACAAGCGCACACAGCGGGTTAATGTTGAAGTCAACGCTTATGTGCACTGGCATGTTGCGGTTCAGCTGCACGCTGTCATCGATGTGCTTATCATCGCTCCACTCGTACAGGAATGGATTCGCCACATCGTCCATAACATCCCAATCGCCCTCCACGAATCGGGCGTACTGCACAGGCGGGAGCTCCTTCAGGCTCTCGAGGTACTCGGCTGGGATGTGCGGGTTGTCGGTAATCTTTGAGGGTATAAACGCCCAGCGTTCGGGTAGGGTATTATCGATGTAGCGTTGATAGATAACTGACTTAACCCAGTTTTGCGCGGGATTGCATGTAGCCAGACAAAGGATAGGCGGTTGACCTATTGCTTTATTCCAGCTCCCGATACGTTCCTGAACTTTGTAAAAGGTTGGCTCTTGCAGCTCGTTTACTTCATCGAGCCCTGCTCCATTAATCTCCAACCCTCGAAAGCGATTAAGGTCTTTATCTTCATCAAATGATTCTGCCATGAAGATAAGCTCTGAGCCGTTAATGAATGTAACTACTTGCGTGTCGCGGTTCCAGCTTTTAACGTAATTTGAAACGCCGTCAACCATGATCGCTGTGAAGCTCGGGAACGTGGTGCGCTTTAGGTCGGGTAGGCTTTTGCGAATGATTGCCCACCGGCTTCGCGGGTATTGCAGGCAAAGGTGCGTGAGGGTTAATAGTAGCCAATATGTTTTACCGCCGCGAATTGCGCCCCCGAATACGATAACGCGCTTATCGCCGCTTAACGCTAAATCGTAGGCTATCGTTTGCCGTTCGGTTAATCGGTAGCTCATTCATTCGGCTTGCTCGGTTCGGTGCGAATGATAACGAGCGGCTCGGTTGTAGTTATCGCGGTATCTATACTTTGCTTAGGCTTACCGTAAGCGCGGTCTAATAACAGCTCCGCAGCTCTTACGTCGCCCTTTGCCGCCTTTGCGCGTATAGCTTTTAATATCGCTTCGCCTGCTGTTATGCCGTCCTTTTCTTCGCCTAATACATCGGCAAGCAGCTTATCGAGTTCGGGTAGCTTACGCGGTCGCCCGTTAGGGTTTCCAGTTTCGCCCTTTTTCCATCGTGGCTTTATATCTTTATATCCCGCCATTCGTTGTTATTTCGTTGCTAATAAATCAAATTTAAAAATTCATTTCTAGCTTTTTCATCATCTTTGAAAACACCTAACATTTTCGAAGTTATCGTCCATGTATCATGTTTTTTTACTCCCCTCATGCACATACACAAATGTTGGGCTTTTAAAGTTACTGCAACTCCTTTTGGGCTTAATTCTTGTTTTAATCGCTCGGCTATTTGTGTCGTTATACGCTCTTGGTTCTGAAACTTATTAGCATATAAATCAACCGTTCTTGCCAATTTACTTAAACCAACAATTTTTTCATTCGGTATGTAAGCAATGTTAGCTGTACCGAAAAACGGGGCAGTATGGTGTTCACATAATGAATAAAAAGGAATATTAGTTTGAACTATCATTTCATCAGTGCCCTCTGCATCGAATGTAGTAAAATTAAATTCTTTTGGCTGCAGGAACTCATTTAGGAACTTAATGTACCTTTTCGGCGTTTCCCTTAATCCCTCTCTGTTAACATCCTCTCCAAGGTGTTTTAATATTTCCCTAAAATGCCATTCGGGTGAGTTTACAGTATATTCCATAACTTATGATTTTGTACCGACATTTTCCATTTCGGGTTGTTAAGACAAAGTTCAATGCAGTGTTGCAGGTTTGTGCGGTTAATGGTGAAGCCGTCCGAATGAGGACTTATCCAATAATGTTCAGCTTTAATAGCTGGCGTAGGTATTGATTGTCCTTGATGCCTAACATATCTTAACTCGTTAACTCCATTTGGAAAGTTCTTTGTAATTACATGCTCGGCTACTTTTGGTGACACGCAAATAAAATTTAATCCTTCAGGAGCCGGGTGTAATCCGCTAGTTTCTAAAGCCTGATAAAAACCTTTTGATTTAAAATATTCAATTACTTCGCTATTTAACTGGTCTAATGGCTCTCCGCCTGTCCATGTTATTTCTTTGCATTGTGGGGCATTTATTTCAATCCATTTATGTATTTCTTCGATGCTCATTTCCTTGCCGCTTTCAAATTCGGTATCACACCGAATTCTGGATGCATAACATGCGTTCTTTGCTTTGCAGCCTTGCAGCCTTATAAATATTGTCGGGGTTCCTGTTCTTGCGCCCTCGCCCTGCAACGAGTAGAATATTTCACTTACTTTTATTGTTTGGCTCATATATTACGGTTGAAGATTTTGTTTCTGCTAATTCTATTTTTTGAATTGGTAATCCAGTTTCGTTTTTAATTCGGGTAAATAGCCATATAGAAAGATTTTCTGCCGAGGTTTCAAATGGCAATTTTATATAAGGTTCGTTTGCCAAATCTAATATCTCGCATAAATCATCTTTTTCATAAAGCAAAAACCAATGGCAATGCTCTTTTATAATTGGTTCAACTAACTTATCTATATCTGAAAAAAGAAATGTAACCCCGGTTTTTTGATTTATTTGATTAAACTTAAAAAAACAGTTTACCTCATATGTATGCCCGTGAATACGTCCGCATTTTTCATCTGCATTCTTATTTCTGTGTGCAGCGTAAAAGTGATATTTTTTTTTTATCTGTATCATATCCAGCCTTTTTCTTTTGCTTCGTAAAAACCTTTTACTCTCAATTCTGTTGCTGGATTATTATTTACTCCTTTACCCCATTCATTCATAGTTTCGTTTCCATTATAATCGGTTAATGTATGGTTTATAATTGTATCTAAACAATTTAATTCTTTTGCTAATTTCCAAGTTTCTGCTTTATTTAAATACATTAAAGGCGTATGAATTCTGAAATCTCCATTACCATAAGCCAAAGAGAGCACATTCTGCATTGCATCTATACTTGTTCGCCTACAATCAGGGTAACCTGAATAATCTGTTTGACATACTCCCGTTACTATATCGTTAATGCCCATATCGCTTGCATAACTGCCTGCTATTGAAAGAAAAAGTATATTTCGCCCACTTGTAAAGGAAGCTGGTAAATCTTTGTTTATATGGCTTTTTTGATTGTGGTCGGTTTTTTCTGTTAGACTACTTGATGCTAATAAGCCTTTAATATCAAATATCTTATAACTAACATTAACCTCTTTTGCTATTTTTTTTGCTTGTTTTATTTCCTGAATATGCATTTGTCCATAATCAAAACCAATAGCATAAACTTTGCTAAAATTTTTTTTAGCCCAATATAAACAAGTTGTGGAGTCTTGTCCCCCACTCAAAAGCAAAACACATTTATTTCCATGTTCCATAAATATATATTATTATTATTTGTTCTTCTGTTATTTTATAGATTTTGTTCTGCATATTTTGAAAATTTAACCCATTCTGTGAAATTATGTACTGCTGTTTTATTTGTCTTTACTCTTTGTCCAATTTTTTTATTTTGCTTTTGCATAGTTTTGCCATCAAACAAATAAACAGCTCCAAATTTATTACCACTTAACCATGATGTACTATCAACAGAATAGAATTTATATTTTTCCATTCCTTTTAAATTTGTAAATCCTAATCCATGAACTTTACAGTTGTTTTCTTTTGCTATTTTTAATAGAGGATAAAAAACATCGTATTCACTTCTTTTTATCTCTTGCGTTACAATGCCTCCAATAGCTACATAATCATAATCTTTGCACATTTGCTTCCAATAATCCAGCCCTCTACTTTTATGCCAAACTGGGATGCATTTTTTTTCACTTGTTTTTTCTAATAAGTGTCTTAATCTTTCAACTTCTTTCAAACCTACAATATCGTCAATATCTAATTCAAAAAATAATTTAACATTATAATCTTTTATAAATTTACCGTAACTAATAACATAATTTTCCCAGTTTATTTTTTTATTTTTTAATGATGTTATAAAAGAAAATGCTCCACTATCAAGAATAAACCTATTAAATTTATTTATCATTGTAGACTCGTCTTTTATATAGTGAAATGAGGCTAATCTGTTAAAATTAAAAAAATTTCTTTTCTTCCACGCCTCTGCATTTTCACCAGCCAAATAAACAATCATAATCCTAAAAGTTTAAAAATAATTTGTTCTTTACTTTCAGAGTGTTTTTTTAATGCCTCATTAACTTTATTGTAATCATCTTCGGTATATTCTAACGTAATTTTAAATTTTTCTTCCTTTTGTTTATTGTTTTCTTCAAAGAATTCATCAAAGTTAAAATCTGAATTAAACTTAGTGAGTTCTAATCCCCAATCATCAAGCTGCTCGGTATCCCAATCATTCTGAAGCATAGCCCAATCCCACTCGCCACCGCTTACGTTGTCTTTTATTAGAAACTCGCGTTGCTGCTCTTCGGTTAGGTTATCTGCAATAATTATGGGTATTTCCTTTAATCCGGCTTCCTTGCATGCCTTGAGTCGCATATTGCCACCAAGCACCACCATGTCGGTATTCACTACGATAGGACGAATTGAAAGCATCTCAGGTAGGTCTTTGATGGACTGCACCAACTTAGCAAACTTCTCATCCTTAATCAATCGAGGATTGTTCGGGTTGAGTTTTACATCTGATATTTTAACTGCTTTTGTTATCATCGCTTACGTGCTTTGCGGTACTTCTCAGCCTCTGCATATGCAATCGCAGCCGCTTGGCTGGGTGAGTACCCCTCACTGATTAGCTTGCGGATGTTCATCTGAATTATCTCTTGGCTGTCTCCTTGGAATAGTGGCATTATGCGTAGCTTAATTCGTTAATGAATCGACCTTGCTGCTCGGCGTTTACCTGATGCCCGGTAATTACTATCTCGTTGTATTGGCGTGGATAGATAACGAGGTTATGCAGCTTACCATCGGCGAACACCTTGCACGTATAGGCGTTGTTTCGGTCGCGGTCTTCAATGCTTAACAGCGTGCCAAACCTATACTCGGGTTCATCGGTTGGCAATATGAGCTTGTTCGTTTGACCAAATGATTTAAGCTGCGCCTTTGTGATTGCAATGGCTATCTCGTACTCCATGCTCGGATGTATCAGATAGCCGAAGTAGTACGGTTGGCCGTTTACGGATGACGGTGTTAGTACGCCTGATCGTAATCGTGTTGTCATAGGTTGTAGGTATCTATGCGTTTTTTAACCATTTCAATGAATTTCTCCATCATTGCCGCGTAGAAGCTGTTGAAGTCCTTATGACCTTCGGGCGCGTGTTCAAATAGCACGTAAAGCGTTGAGCGTAGCCGCTGGCTCGGTGTCTTACTTCCAAGCTCGGCGGCATCGAGCTTCAGGTTGTTGAGTAGCTGTTCATCGTTGTAATTGAACTGCTCGCCTTTGAATGCCATCACACCCACGCCACCCATCCACTGGTTGAATAATGCGCTCGTTTGCTCGGGTGTTAGCTCCTGCGTTCCGATTGTAACCTTAATCGTTTTATCGCGGCGCGTGGCTACCGATTCAATGGCACATGGTATGGTTAAGAGCTCGTTCATTGATTTATATCACATAAAACACATTGTCTTATAAATGCGGCAATTGTTATTTTTTTTTCGGTAGCTAAATATTTTATTTTATCCATCTCCTCTTTTTTCATTGATACGCATATTCTCTCATCGAGAATTTTTGGTCGAGGGTTGCCTCGTTTTCGTTTTATCGGTTTAGCATCCATATTCAGGCATATTATGCTCGGTTTGTTCCTTGCGGTTAGTCTTTAATCCATCCATGTAATCATAAACCATGCGGCGAATTGTTGACTTATGCGATTCGGGGACGCGAAAGGTAATGTTAACCGTTGGCTCGCCATATAGCGGCTTCGCTCCAGCTCCCTCGCGGTAGCCCCCTCGCCCTGTCTTTATGTTTTCACTTTCCATTGATGTCTGCAAAGATAAGTATTTATTTGATTGTGTGATGCATTTCGATGCCGTTTTTTTTCAAAAGCATCAGCCACTCATAACAGCGTTTGAGGTACACCTTGCGCACGAATGAGCCATTAGGCGCGTGTTTCAAATGCTCTGCGTAACTTCGATGCGTTTGCGTGGTGCTGTGGTATGTTACGCATCCATCGGTTAGCGTTGCCTCGCTCGGTTGGTAATTATTCATGCGCTCGATTAGTTGCTCTTCAATTGTCATTAGAACGGATTAAAATCAAAAGTTTCATTCGGCTGCATTGCCTTTAGGCTACCGTTTAAGCTTGGCTCGGCTTCAGGCATCGGCAAATAAGTGCTGCCACCGCTCGAGCCGCTATCGTGAAAGCTCGTGAGGGTGCTGTTGTGCTTGAATCGAACCTCACCGGTTGAGCCTTGCCGATGCTTCTCGAATAGGTAAAATACATCGGAGCTATAAGGATTGCCAGCTTCATCATTCAATCCGTAGTATTCAGGTCGATATACGAACATAACCGTGTCGGCATCCTGTTCGATGCTGCCCGATTCGCGAAGGTCTGAGAGTATCGGTCGCTTATCGGCGCGTTGCTCGACTTGCCTGCTTAACTGAGCAAGTGCAATAATCGGTATGTTTAGTTCCTTCTGCGCGGCTTTCAATGTTCGGCTTATCTCTGCAACCTCAGCCTCTCGATTACCGCCTCTGAAGCCCTCTATCGTCATCAGTTGAAGATAGTCAATGATTGCCCACTTGCAATTGTTCTTACGTGCCTCGCGCCGCATTATGCGTATTGCCTCATGCACACCACAGCGCGGCTTATCGTAGATTGTTATGGGTAGCTTCTCAACTAACCCGATTGTTGTTTCAAATGCGTGTAGCTCGGGCTGCGATAGGTTCCCATCGCGAAGGCGTGCGCTGTTTATTGTATCGTTTGCGTGTTGAAGTATGAGCCGCTGGCATAGCTGGCTTTGATTCATCTCGAGGTTGAAGTATATGCCCGGCTCATTGAACTGGCAGGCATGGTAAAGCGCGAGGGCAGTCTTACCCATCGATGGGCGGCCTGCAATGATTATAAGTTCTGGATGGAAGCCACCAGTGAATCGGTTAAGTGCTGCGATGCCGGTATTGAGCCCGCTTGTCTTACCGCTTTGATGTAACGCGGCGCGGCGGTAGTATGCTTGCCGCTCTTCGTGAGTTAACTGTGGCGTGGTTATGATGTTATCAGTAGGGCTGCCATTCTCGATCAGGGTGTTAAGCCGTTTAAT